TGATAATCTTTATACTAAAGTTATGCGGTTAGATATCGGTGACGATAGAATGGAAAGAGTCGCAAAGAATTACAAAGTAGATCTCAATAAGTGGGCTGATATGGCAAGTAGAATAGCACGAACATTTGAAAAGGAAAACTAATGAAAACATTTAAGGAATTTTTGAAAGAAAAACCCGAAACCTATTCAGTGTGGAGTGTTAACTCCAAAGGTGTTTTAGGTAACAGAGAAAACCTTAACGCCAATGAATTAGACCAATTCATGTATAAAATTTACGGCAAGTACTCTAATATAAAAGTACAAGCTAGTAATGGCAATGTGGTCATGTATACAGATGATGGTACTGAATGGAAAGCCACTAAAAAAATAAAGGGTAAAAGGTAAAAATATGAAATCATTTAGAGAATACTTACTACACGAATCTACCATACCAATGCACAAAAAGTACGTTGCGTTACTAGATGCCGTCAGACAAGGTAAATCGAAAAATGGTAGTATTCAACTACCTAATGGTTTTTCAGTCAAGGTTGTATCTACACCGTATGCCGAAAATGGTAATAAGTTTGGTGATAGTAGCTATCTATACAAAGGTGCTTCTAAAATATCCAGTATCTATTATGAATACGAAATGGGTGATTACTTTGGGCTATCTGATGTTAGAAATAATGATGAATACGGTTATTTAAATAAGTTTGATTATATAGATGATCTAGCTAACAAAATTAAAAAGGGTAAAAGATGAAAACATACAAAGAATATCTAGGCGAATCCCAGTTAAGCGAAGCCAAAGTGCCGCAAGTGGATTCCGAATTATCTAAGGTTGTTGCTCATGTAGAAACAGCCTTAAAGATGATGGAAAAGTTACATACCAATGTTAGGCGTGTACCTAAAGGTGGCTACGAGGATTATAACGCCACAGAAAAAGTAACATTTACCATGCAAGCTGATTTAAGCGATTGTCTCGATAAAGCATTAAAGTTAATGAAAGATGGTAAGTCTAGTGGCGCAACCACAAAATAATATTGAGCGAAAAACCTCAATATAACATTATTTTGCACTTATATAACATTATTTTGGAATGTAGTGACATTTAGAATATAAATATAATTGTAGAACGAAATTGGAGAGTCTAATGAGCGATTTAAAAAAGGAACTTACTGAAAGATATAATCTATTGGTTTCAGAAAGTTCAGATCAACTTTCAAAGGATGTTTCTACCTTATTCGAAGGAACATCTATTTCCGAAACGGATCAGACTAAGTTTTTACACATCATCGAAGCATCCGTTGCGTCTAAGGCATTAACCATTGCCGAAGAGTCAATTAATGAATTAAATGATAATGTAGAAGAATATGCCGAATACGTAAAAGAATCTTTAGAAGTTAAAGCCAACGAGTACGGTGAATACATTAAAGAAACGGTTAGTAATAATATTAATTCATATTTGGAATATGTTGCAGACGAATATATTAAAGAAAATGAATTAGCGGTAACTAATGGATTAAAAGCAGAAATGTTTGAATCATTAGTTATGTCAATGAAAGAAATATTTGTTGAAAACCATATTGTCGTACCAGAAGATAGTGTTGACATTGTTGCTGAGTTACAAGAAGAAGTTAGTGAGCGTGATGCGTTGAACGATAAATTGTTGAACGAAAACGTATCATTAAAATCTGAAATGACTTCATTCAACAAAAATAAAGAAATTTCTGAAGCGTGTTTACATTTAGCAGACACACAGAAAGAAAAAGTTTTAGAGTTGTCTGAATCTCTGGAATACAACGATGAATTTGCTAGTAAGCTTAAAAATATCGTTGAGTTTGCATCTAAAAAGAATACCCCAAAGGTAGACGTTTCAGGACAAACGATTAACAAAACCAATATTACTGAAAATGTGAAAGACGTAGCAAACGTAAGTGACATCAAAATGAATGCCTATCTAAAATCGGCTTCAGGTAATTAAACTTTTTAAAGGAAAATAACATGAGTGTACAATCAAGAAAAGTTCTGGCTAACAAATGGAAGCCACTTTTAGAAGCTGAAACTCTACCTGAAATTGTTTCTTCTGGTAGAAAAGAAATTACTGCTGTAATTTTAGAAAACCAAGAACGAGATCTAGAGCAAACTGGCTATATGTCTATCTCCGATGCGCCCCGCGTATTAGGTGAAGCTATGACCCAAGGTAGTTATTCAGATGCAAACGCTGGTTCTGACGATGCAAAAACAGCTGGTATTGCCGCTGGTACTACAGATGCTGGTATAGTTGGTGTCGGTCCCGCGATTATGGGTATGGTTCGTAGAGCAATCCCTAAGTTAATGGCGTTCGATACAGTTGGTGTTCAGCCAATGACCGGACCTACTGGTCAAATATTCGCAATGCGTACGATTTACGGTTCAGATCCAACAAATGGTTCAGAAGCTTTCGCACCGGGTGTTGCACCAAACGTACATTGGTCTGGTAGCCCTAGCAAGTCAGGCGCAAGCACACAAGCGCTAATCGCAAGTTTACCCACACTAACTGATTCTGGTTTAGCTGGTTCACAAGCAATTTCTCAAGGTGATTTTTATAAAGTCTTGGCAAGTGAAATTACTGGATATGAAAATATCGGTGTAATTGGTACTGATTCTGATGGTGCTGGTGCTGATGATGATGGTGAATACTACGTATTCCAAGCTACTTTAAGCGCGGTTGGTGGTACTTACGACACAGTAGACCTTGCTTTAACGGCTGGTGCATTGTTTAAAGCTGGTAACGGTATCTTAACATCTGTTGCTGAAGCTATGGAAGCGTTTAACGGTACGTCAGGAAATCCATTCAACGAAATGTCTTTCCGTATCGACAAGCAGACTATCGAAGCTAAATCTCGTCAGTTGAAAGCTCAATACTCTATTGAACTTGCACAGGACTTGAAAGCTGTACATGGTTTGGATGCTGACACTGAATTATCTGCTATTCTTTCTAACGAAATTTTAGTCGAAATTGACCGTGAAATCATAAACTTCATCTTGGTTCAATCACAAGTAGGTGCTTCGGGTAAAACTGGCGGTACAACTACTACTGGTGTATTCGACCTAACAGATGCGAATGATATCAAAGGCGCGCGTTGGGCTGGCGAAACATATAAAATGTTGCTAATTCAAATCGAAAAAGAAGCTAACGAAATCGGTCGTCAAACTGGTCGCGGTGCTGGTAACTTCATCATTGCTACACGCAATGTTGTTTCTGCACTTGCAATGGTTGACACTGGAATTACCTACGGCGCTCAAGGTTTGCAATCTGCAAGCATGAACACTGACACTAACACTTCGGTATTTGCCGGTGTATTAGGTGGTAAGTTCAAGGTCTATATCGACCAGTATGCTGAAAACGATTACTTTGTTGTTGGATTTAAAGGCGCAACTGAAATGGATGCTGGTGTTTTCTATAGCCCATACATTCCGCTTACTCCGCTACGTGGTGCTGATGCGAAGAACATGCAACCTGTCATGGCGTTTAAAACTCGCTACGGTACTCAGGTTAATCCGTTTGTCGCAATGACCAACAAGCAGATAATGTCTGGAATGAGAGGAATTGGTGCAAATCAGTATTTCCGTAAAGTCGAAGTCACAGGTCTGTAAGACTTAGTTACTAATTAAAGCCGCTAATTTAGCGGCTTTTTTTGTTTACTTGTTATAATCAAATACGTACTTTGGGTTACTTACATCAATGAAGTCACCATAACTAGCAAGACCTAACATTTCACTAGTATATTGTCTAAAGCAAACGGCTTCAACAATTCGGTAATCATCTTCTAACAAACGGTATTGTGGTAATTCATGCTCTTTTTCATATCCGATATCCAAATCTCGACTATGTTCATCGATTACAATCTCACCATCAACAACTTCATAGGCTAGTGTCCATACACTATCTAATAAACGGCGTGTCGCGTATTTCATAATTTAAATCTCACTGTTTTACTGAATAAGTACCTACAATACCAGATTAAATGAGATAGTCAAGGTTTATTTATTCTCTATTACCTCTTTTATCAAAGATAATCCACCAGCTATTCCAGTTACTTCTAACCATTAGGTATCCTTGGTCTTCCCAAAGCTTTTCCAATGTAGCGGCGAATTGTAAATGTAGCGGCGCAACATTTGCGTTAATACATTCATCAACTAAATCCTTTATACCATACTTATATAAAAGATCGCAAATTTCTTTATCTAGTCGAGTTATTCTTCGTTGGTCTTTTCCACTAGTACCAAACATATATTTTTTAATATCAATAAGTTTAATAGATTGCCTAGATTCGTTCAATATAGTCACATCTGATAATCGTTTTGCTAGTAAATTTACATCTTCATTTTCATCTTCATTTTCGACATTGGTATCAGATCGTTCATCTTCGGGATGATCATCTTCAAATTCGACATTGGTATCAGATTCTTTAACCGTTGGTAGATTCTTCAAGTCCTCTTCGGTCAAACTTCGCAGATAATCAAATTCATTATCTTCTACTTCTTCATCATCATCTTCACCTAACGAGTTTCCAATAATCTCTTCTGGTACACCCATAGATGAATATATTTCATTTTTAGTTTTCTCAATAACTTCCACTACTGGCTCATATTCATCATCGAGAACTTCCAATGTGGGTGTATTTGGCGAAACCATAGTAACTTCATCGGAATTATAGTATATGTCTACATCGGTTGGGTATTCTAAACAAATCAATTTGATGATTTTTTCATTCAACATACGCTTATCAACCTTCACACCCAATGATTTACCAAGCGTGACAAGTTCATCTTTATCCATATTACTTAAATTTTCACCATCAAGAGAGTATGAAATATCTTCATATTCACTTAAAGTAATCGCATCAATCAATGATGATTCTTTCATTCTAGCATTAACTTTAAGACCTAACGATTTTCCTAATTCTATCAAGTCTGCTTTGCTCATTTCATCTAATTTAATTTTCATTTTTAATCCTAAATTGGTTGTATAAATATTTATATATGATAATATTGAGTAACTTATGAATAATGTAACTGTAACTAAAATAAACGATGTATGGCTAAGTGTTGACGCAAGCATTTCAATAAAAATGGAACTAAGCGACTACTTTGCATTTTACGTTGACAATTATAAATTCAATCCTAAATTCAAGCAAAGAATATGGGACGGTAAAATACGCCTGTATCAATCATACACTAAATTATTACCCATCGGACTATATTCACACCTTTTAACATTTTGTGAGCAGTACGACTATTCAGTGAATACTATAGACGACTTTAAACAAGAAGACAAGCAGTTTAACGAATGGGTCGATAAATTACCACTAACTACCGGCGGTAATAAAATTAAACCAAGAGACTACCAATTAGATTGTGTTAAAAAAATGCTTTTTGATAAGTCTATGGGATTAATGGAATGTCCTACCAGTTCTGGTAAATCATTAATGCAATACATTACCGCTAGATATGCATTAGAAAACTACGATCGTAAAGTGTTAATCACTGTTCCAACTACGGCATTGGTTTTACAGATGCAAAGTGATTTAATCGATTACTCTTCAACTGATGATAATTTTTCTTCTAAAGATATTCATATTATTATGTCCGGTAAAGAGAAAGATTCCGGTGGTGCTAGGGTTGTAATATCCACATGGCAATCTATTAGCAAAATGCCCAAAGAGTGGTTTGATCAGTTTTCTTGTTACATGGCAGATGAAGCTCATTTGGCTACGGCTAAAAATCTAACAAATATTATTCAAAACCTAACAGATTGTCCAATTAAATGTGGATTATCTGGAACTTTTAAAGAATCTAAATCCCATTTATTGGCGCTGATCGGTCACTTCGGAAATGTATTTAAACCAGTGACCACAAGAGAACTCATAGACGCTGGTACGGTGTCCAATTTAAAAATTAAGGCATTGATATTAGAATACCCACCAAGTGTCTTAAAAGAGCGTAAGGGGCTACCATATCAATCAGAAGTCGCGGCGATCACTGGTGACACTAAGAGAAATGTAAAACTTTGCAAATTAGCCCATGGAATAGCTAAACAGGGTAAAAACGTAGTGCTTATGTACAAGCATATAAAGCATGGTAAG